GTTGGGTCAGTACACGAACCTTCAGCAATACGATCAGGGCACCAACAATTGGCAGTGCGTGCAGGTCTCGATCTACGCGCAGACGACGATTTCATCCGACGGCACGAACTACCGCGTGGTCAACTCAACCGGCTGCCCCGTGGGAGCGGTCATCACGAACGCGGGCTCCGGCGGCACGAACGGCTTCTACGGCTACGCGCAAGGCCCGGGCGACTCGACTCAGCCGGCGACCGCCTTGGGCGCCGCGATCACCATTCAGTCCGGCATCGTCGCGACCGGCAACGCGATTTTCACCATCACCCCGTCGGCGGGCGGCGGGCTTTGGAACGCGATTGTCGGCGGGGCTATCAACTCGACCATCAGTTTCTCCGGCACGGTGTTCAACGGCAACTTCGCGAGCGCGAACAGCGGCGCCGGCCAGTCCTTGGGCGGCTTCGGGCAAGGATCGGCCGCTGGCGGAATCACCGCTTCCGGCGGCACGCTTTGGACCAAACCCCCGATCCTCGTGTTCTCGCCCCCGGCGAACCAAGGCCAGCAGCCCTATATCTTGCCGACCGCGGTGTGCACGATCTCGGGCGGCATCATCAACGCGATCACCGTCATTGACCAGGGCGCGGGCCTGATGGGCCTGCCCGGCATTGTCGCGGTCCCGCAACCGGGCGATGTCACCGGCGGCGGCGCGGTGTTGGGGTGGCTCTTCGGCGCCACCGGCACCGCCGGCTTGGGCGCGGGCACCGGTTCTGGGTCGGTCCTTGCCATGTGGCCGGCCTACTACGGCACTGCGTTGACCGCCGTGCCGACTTTTACCTACGGCGGCACCTCAAACCCCGCGCCCACGGCGACTGCGATCATGAACTGGACGGTGACCTCGATCACCAACACCACGCCCGGCGTCACCTACACCGGCGCTTACGCGGTGTGGCAAGGCGGCGTCACGGTCGCCACCCCGGCCGCGAACACGTCGGTCTCCTTCACGCAGAGGATCTCGAACCCGATTTTCCCGCCCTTAGTCGTAGCGGCGACGACCGGCGTCACCACGCTCTCGGGCAACAACTTCGGGGGCGTCAACATCCAGGCAGCCGCCACGATCGCGCTGGGCACGCAGTTGGCGGCGGGCACGGTGGGCACGGTGGCGGTGCAAACCCCGGTGTTCGGCGGCGCGTCCGATGTGGTGAAGTTCATCAGCTTCTGATTTTTTTACACACCCAGAAAGGTTGAGCTATGGGTATGGATCAAGTGTTCGTGACCAACACGAACGAGGATGTGCACGAGGATGGCTACAACGGGGAGGCTTTCGTCTTTCCGCCGGGCGAACGGGTTTTGGTTCCCGTCGAAGCCGCAATCCACATGTTAGGGTTTAATTTGGTTGACAAGACCGACACTCTCGTGAGGTTGGGCTGGGCGACGATCTATGACCCCAAAACCAAGAACTGGGCCGAGAACCCGCAAGGCGCCCAGCGGCTCGGTCGGTTCGTGTTTGACAAAGCGGTGATGGTGTCGGAGTCCTCGCTCGCGCGCGCGCTTGAGAAACCCGTCGCGGCGTGAAGCGCTCGCGCGTGAGCCGTGACCACCCTTGGCCCCTCAACGACACCCGGCACCTATGAATATCAGGTGCTCGACGCCCTCCACGACCCGAACAATAACCGCTGGTCCATCGCGCAGATCGATGGCTACATCAACGAGGCGCGCAAGCAACTCGTCATGGACTCGGGCTGCCTTCGCACGCTTCAGCAGTCCTATCTCTCCCAAGGCGTGGAGCAGTACCAATTTGGCGCGGTGGCGGGCGCAAGCATTCTTACCCCGGGGTCCGGTTATTCCGCTCCCACGGTAGCCTTTTCTGGGGGCGGGGGCACTGGTGCCGCCGCTGTCGTGACTCAAAGCGGTGGTGCGCTCAACACGATTGTCTTCACGAGTTACGGCAGCGGCTACACGAGTGCCCCCACCGCCACGGTCACGGATTCGACCGGGGCGGGCGCGAGCGTGCAGGTCGGCGTGATCAACATCTCGACCTTCGACATCTTGGGCGTGCACGTGCTTTGGGGCACGCAGCGTTACTCCTTGGACTGGTACCCTTTTAGCCTCTTCTCGGCGCGCTACCGGCTCTACACGGCGGCGACCTACCAGCGACGGCCCGACGCGATGGCGTTCTATGGCGAACAGAGCCTTTTCATCGGCGTCACCCCGGACCAAACATACGGGCTCGAGCTCGACTCGGTGATTTTGCCGACGCCCTTCGTCACCGGGGATACGACCACCCAGGACGCCATTCCGCTTCGCAATCAGGATCCGATCAAGTTCTTTGCCGCCTACCTTGCCAAAAACAACGCCCAGAACTTCGGCGAGGCTGAAGGGTTTCGCCGCCAGTATGCGACGCGCCTGCTCGAGGTCTGCGCCTCCTACACCCGCCGCATAGGCTCGATCTATGCCACCTAAAACCGCGAACGTCGGCGGGGCGAACCCGGAGTGGATCCTGCGTGAGTTTGAGGGCATGAACAACTTGGCCGCGCGCGAGGCCATCAACGACAATGAGTTTTACTGGTGCGAGAACGCGATTCCGATCGCCCCGGGCAAGTGCGTGCCGGTCAAGGCCCCGTCAGCCGCCCTCGCCACCGTTTCGGCGGAGACCGGCGCCCCCTCCTATGTGCAGAACTTCAACGTGCTCGGGACCGATTACGAGTTCTCGGTGTGGGCGTTTTCGGGTAATGGTTACGTGGTGAACCTCTCGAGCTTCGCGGTGACGAAAATCATCTCGGGGCTTACCTCCGGGCTCACGGCGGCCGCGCAATACTCGAACCAAGGGCTTCTAATCATCGACCCGACGGGCTATTGGGACTGGAATTTAACGGCCCCGAACACGCTCACCCCCCAAAACAAGGCCATCGCGAACGTGACTCTGGAGGGCAGCGCCGCGCAAGTGGCGGGGGGCACGAGCCTTCGCATCGTCACGCTCGCGCCCTTGGGCACCGGGGCGACCTTCCAGGCGAGCTACCAGGTGGTCAATGTCACCCTGGTGAACGCCGGGTCAGGCTACGCGGTCGGGGACTCGATCTTTTTGAGCGACGGCTCGCCGGTGACCCCGGCACAGATCATCGTCGCCTCGATCTCCGGGGGCGGCGCGACCGGCCCGGTAACCGGTATCACGTTGGCTGCCGGGGGCTCCTACCCGGGTCCGACCACAAGCACCTTCGTCGCCACCGGGCCGACCGGCTCGACCATCACCACCACAGGCGCGGGCACCGGCGCGACTTTCACCGACCACATTCAAGCGATTTCGATGGCGGTGCTCACCCGGGGCACGGGCTACGGCACCGACACCGCAGTTCAGGACCAGACCGGCTCAAGCGTGGTTGACACCTGGATAGCCGCCTCCTCGGGGGTGATCGGCGGCACTTCGATTGCGGTCTATTCGGGGCGGGTGTGGATTGGGCTCTCGCGCACGGTGTACTTCACCGACATCAATTCCTACTACTCCTTTGGCGGCGTCGGGGGCTCATTTTTCATCCCCGATTCCTACCTGCACAACAACATCACGGCACTCTACGCGGCGAACAATTACCTGTATATTTTCGGCGACACCTCGATCGATGCCTTGTCGAACGTCACGGTGTCGGCCGGCGTGACCTTCTTCTCGCGCATCAACGTCACTGCGAGCGTCGGCACCTCGACTCCGACCTCGATTTTCGCCTACTACCGCGCAATCGTTTTCTATCACGCCTCCGGGTTCTATCTGCTCGCGGGTGCGACGCCTGAGAAAATTTCCGACAAGGTCTCGGGGCTCATTCAGAACATTGTCGCCGTGAACCCGGGCTTCTCCATGCCTCTTTCCTGGGGCGCCGCGATGCTTTTCTCCTTCACCGACACCGTCACGGGCTACGGGGCGACGCGCGGCATTTTCGCGCTCTACTTTCGCGGCCGCTGGTGGGTGTACTCGGGGTTGACGTCGGGTCCCTATCAGTCGATGGTGTCTATTTCGGTCGGCGGCGTCGCGACGATGTACGCTTGGGCCGGGAACTCGCTCTACCGGATGATGGACTCCGCTGCAGCGCTTGCGGCCTGGCTTTTGAAAACCAAACTCTGGGACGGCGGGGCGCCCACGCACGACAAACAGTCCCTGAACGCGGCGGTCGCCGGGGTGTGGACGGGCCTCACGCCTTCGGGCGTTGCGCTCTACATCGACACGGAGACCGCGAACGCGACGACTCCGGCGACTCTGAACCCGCTGATGAGCGTGACCTCTGGGTACCACTTCAACGTGTCCTCCGTGAACAACGGCGGCACCCAGTACTTGGGGCTCACCGTCACGGGCTCGACCGACATGTCGCAAATTGACATGTTGGCGCTACGTGGCTCCTCAGGCCCCCGGGATAAACTCGCATGAACATCGACTTGTCCGCGACCACCGGCTTTAACGATACGCAGGGCTTGCGCAACTTCCTGCTCGCGCATCGCTTCGTGCACTTGGAGACCGCGAACGCGTTGAGTGCCAAGTACAACGTACCCTTCTCGACCTTCGGGCTCGACAGCCAATTGGCCGAGGATGCTTGGGTGCAGGCCATGCAACAGGGCGCGCAGGGGCAAAGGGGCGTCAAACAGCCCGCCTCGCTTCAAGATTGGCTGAACGTGCATGCGGCCATTCACAATGCGTCGTATAGTCTCTTGGCCGGCCAAGGGGCGGTCGCGCCGGATTTGTCGGTGGTGGATTTCGCCCAAGCCGATCAGTTCTACGATTGGATGCAAGCGCACCAGGAAATGCACGATTACGAGTACCAGCAGTTGGGGTTGATGTGAGCGCGCAATTAAAACCCATGATCAGCATTCAGCGCGAGCGCTACTCGGACGCGCTGTGCCAGGAATTACTCCCGCTCCTGCGGGATAACTGGGTGCGCACCGAGAGTTACATCAGTGAGCTTGAAATCGATCCGGCGTTCAAGAAGTACAAAAAGCTCGATGAGATGGACATGGTCACCTGCATCACGGCGAGGCGCGACGGCGCGCTCGTCGGCTACGCGATTTTCTTCGACAACTTCTCGCTCCATCACCAGACCGTGCACACGGGCCATGGGGACATGATCTATGTAAAGGACGAGGCAGGCTTGGGGCGCACCGCCTTTCGCTTGCTGGATGCCGCCGAGGCGCACTTACGGGCCAAGGGCGTGCGCTACATGGGCTGGTTTGTGCGCACGGGGAGCCGCTTTTACATGATCTTGAAGTCGCGTGGCTACGTCGACGATGAGATCGTGATGGAGAAAAAGTTGTGATACGGCTGCATTTTTTCGAGTGTCCGATAACCGACATTATCGGCGCGATTGTCGATGCGGTCGGGGACTCAGCCGCCCTCGATGCGGGCGTGGGAGCCGCTGCGGACGCAGGCGCCGGGGTCGCTGCTGCGGATGTCGGAGCTGGCGCGCTCGCGGCCGATGCGGGGGCCGATATCGGTGCGGGAGCCTTGGCGGCGGATGCGGGCACGTCGGCGGCGCTGGGCGGCATCGCGGACACCGGGATCGCGGACGCAGGCGTTGGCACGTTAGGTGATGTGGGCTTCACAGGCGCCGGCACCGGAGCACTCGCCGACACCGGAACCGCAGCGCTAGGGGCAGACAGTGCGTTGGGCGGCGCGGGGGCGGACACCGCAGCGCTAGGGAGCGGTGGCGCCATCCCGGGAGCCGTCGGTGACGCGGGCGCTGGGGCCATGCTCCCCGAACAGACGGTACTCGGCCAAGCCGCAGGACCGGCCGCGGCCGGAACCTCGAGCCTGCCCGACGCCTTGGGCGGCATGGTGCTGCCCTCTGCGGTGGCGGCGGGCGCGCCGGGCGCGGGAGGTTCTGGCGTGCCGGGGGCAAGCGCTCAGCCCGCGGATTTCTCAGGTTCTTTGGCGAGCACCACGCCGACCCAATTTCTGTCGGCGGACGACACCGCCCCGTCCTTGCAGAGCTTGGACCCCTCGACCATGCAGGCCCTCGGGATAGACCCCACCGGGGGCTTGAACGACCCGGGCGGCGCGGGCGGGGACTTTGACCTATCGAATGCGGCAGTGAACCCCTCGGACACCGGCATCGACCCGAACGCCCCGGCGCCGGGTGCGGGGCAAGGCGGCGGCATCGGCTCTTGGCTCTCGAACCCTAAAAACGCCGCGACTGCGGGCCTCCTAGGTCTCTCGCTCAAGAATGCCTTGACCACGCCAAAACTGCCCGGCGCGGACGCGACCGCCTCAGCAGCGGCGCAACAGGCCGTCAAGGGCGCGACCTCGGTAGTGCAATCGGGCGGTACCGCGACACCTGAATGGGGCAGCCAAAAGGCGAGCATCGACGCCACGATCAACCAGCAGATCCAGCAGCAAACCGAGGCGATCATGCAGGCGGCCGCCTCGAGCGGTGAGGGCAACCAGAATTCAGGCATCGTGCAGCAGCAAATCGCGCAGATGACGCAAAACGCCAACGTGCAGCGGCAAAACCTCTACGCGCAGGCGCAGCAGCAAAACGTCTCGAACGCGCTCTCGGAGCTTTCGGGCGGCGATCAGGTGCTTACCAGCATTGGCAACACGCAGCTCCAGCAAAGCGAGGAGGCGCAGGCACTCGCCGCGCAGACCGCCGAGATGGCGCTCCTACTGCAATCCGGCGGCTCAATGCGCATCCCCGGTAGCACCGGCATCCCAGGCGGCCCGTGAGCGTACCCGGCGATCAGTTGGGTGCTGACCGCGCCGCCCTGGTCAAGCAGGTGGCTGGCATGCCGGGCGGGGACGAGGGCGCGACGCTCGCGGCGAAGCAGGCGGACCTGGCGCCGACCCAGGAGGCGCTACAGCACGCTTACCACGACGCAGAATCAGTTAAACCACCAGGGCCGGCCGATCTCCCTCAGGCGCCCAATAAGCCCTTGGTGGACGCCGCTGAGTACCAAAAATTCAGCGGCGCTTTAGTGGCGATGGCGCTCATTGCGGGCTCAGTCTCGCGCGGCAACTGGTTCGGCGTCTCGCGGTCCTTGAACGGCGCGCTCAAGG